TTATCATTTGAAATAGTCTATTTGTTTAGTACTTAATAATTCTGGAACTAATCTTGCTGCTGTTCTACAAGCTATGAATTTATAACCTGTTTTATTTTTTACTATAGAATGGTGTTTTTTCCATGTCCATCTATATATAAATGGTTGATCATGATATACTGTAAAACCTTCTTCTACTGATCTTTTCCAATCTATTTTCCATTTATTTTTAGGTTGATTAAAACTTCTTTCAAATTTAGATATTTGTAGTATACCTAATCTATATGGGAGCTCTAATATTCCTGATTCTTTGGTTATATAATCTAATATTTCACTGTTAGAAGCTTTTATAATCTCTGTAAACTCTTTATAAGATAAAGGATTATCATAGTTTTCTATATAGAATTTATACATATCTTTTAATCCATGACACCCTTTATTCTTACCTTTCTTCCTTTTTCCTGGTTTTTTCATCATTTATTCTATTTTAGATTGTTGTGCTTGCTGTGGTATACTTCCAGATGCATTGTTAGAATTATCAAGTTGGAAGTTCATCATTACTTGACACTTAGTTTTTACTACAATATCTACTATTGCTTCAGCCATTTTTAAAGTTACTGGATAGTTAGAATCTATTGACCAACAAGCTTGATTATTACATGATATATAATTAGCTAATTCTGTAGGATCATCCCAAATTCCAGCAATAGTTACTCTTTCTAATAGTGTATTATTGACTATATAAAGTCTATTATTTTTTATATACCATCCTGTTCTTTTAGAGCTATACTTGGTATATTTAGAATATCTTGCCTTTTGAACACTTAATTCATCAAGAGATTGATTATCAAGAGTATATACTCCAATTATCATGTTTCTTGAAGAAGTTTCTACTGTAACTGGTAATTCTTTAACTGACCTTAATATAAAACAATTAGTTTCTACTTCACAGCATTCAGCACTATCAACTAGTTCTAATTCTAGACAAGATATATTTTGAATCCATATGTCTAAAATATCATTTCTTTTCTCTATAGACTGAGATATTAGCATAGACCTTACTTGATTACACCAATGTATAATAAGTTCATCAGAAGCCTTAAAATCATCAGAATTTCCAGCAGAGGAAGCAATTGTTCTAATGTTATTTACCAAATGGGATAATGTTATCATTATAATTTTATTAATTATATAAAAATTAAGGGTCACTTTTTAGATGACCCACTACTACAAATTTAGTGAAAAATTGTCATAAAAACAACTTATTTCTTAGATTTAAATACTAATCCTATTTTAAGATTGTGAGATCTTGAGTTAAGCCCATATTCATAACCATAATAAACATTCTTATTAGTTAAGGCTAAACCTACTGTAGCATCAAATTGTTGTAAATTACCTCCAACACCACCTATAATCATAAAATTGTATTTATTGGGTACTATATGAATAGAATCAGTTCTTATAGTTTTCTCTATTAAAATAGGTACTTTTAACTTATAACTTAACTGACTAGATTTTAAGAGTCCAAGTGTTTCTATATTGGAATATATAGTAACATTAGAATCTGAAGTAGAATCTGTGTATGTTCTTTCAAAATTACATAGATTCTTACTCCACTTACTACTATCTATTTGCTTGATAGTATCCCATTTAGGGAAATACTTTGTTTTAAATTCAATTGTTTTATATGCTATGTATTTAACTTTTACTACAGTATCATGAGTTACTATAGAATTATTACTTGTTGTTTTACTATTACATCCTTTTAAAAGTGATAAGATAATGATAATAACCATTAATACAAATATCACTATATTTTTTAGCTTTTCCATTATAATATTGGATAACCTTCCTTATCCTTTTTAGTTATTAATAATTTCTCTATACTATTACCAAATGTTTTCTGAACATGTGGACTATCTTTAAATTTCCAATCTATTCCAGATTCCCAACCATATTTTTTAAATTCTTCAATTACTTCCATCCAATCAGCTTTATTATCTTTATCCAAATCTTCAATTAATGAAAAAGATACTGTTCCATCTTTATGTAATAAACAGAAGTCCAATGCTAGACCCCAATTATGATAAGAGTGTCCTCCTTTAGCATTAGTTACTATTTTACCTGGTAAAGTCCTACCTTGAGCATATAATAAATCTTGCTCTTTTATAGTTCTTAATCCTTGAGTTATTCTAATGTCTATTCCTCTATTATGAATATTTACTAATATTTGAGCTACTTCAGCTCTTAATTTAGGATGTAATTTAGCTATTCTTGATATTGATACATTGTCCATGATTAAAAGTTTTGAAATTCATCTTTCTCTTCTTTAACTCTTCTTAATAAACCTTTAAACTTTTCCCAAATATCTACTTTAGTAGCTGCTTTTATATTCTCTCTAATAGATATTAATTCTACTGTTACAAGAAACATTGCTACAACTTTAGTTGTAAAAAATTGAACTGTTACAAAGCTACTTATTAGTTCACCTAATAATAATTTATCTAAAGAAAATATTAATATTATACATGCTTGATATAATACCATTTTTGATATTGTTCTGCTTAATTTTCTGGATGAAAATTTCTCTTTTGTTTTAAATACTTTATAAATACCTGTTATAGTATCTATAACAATAAATAATCCAACAACTATCATTAATGGTTTAATAGGAGCTATAAATGCTATTATAACTGATAAAAGTACTCTAATCTTTTCTTTAAACAACAATCCTAATTCTTGAATACTCATATTAATTTATTTTTATCTTGTTGATCATTAATATTTGAAAACTACTGCTCTGAAAGTTCCAGATTGTAAAACCTAACTGTCAATGTCCCTTGCGATATTTCCAAAAAGAAGCTTCCCATTATCTTGGATCTACAAAGTTTAATATTTCTTCTATGTTTGTTAATTCTGATACTTGTGTTTTAAGAGCGTTTCCAGATTGTAAATGAGTATTCTTTGCAGCCATAGCAGTATAATAAAAATTCATTCTTTCTTCATAAGAAAGTACATAATCAGTTCCATCCATATCTTGCATATTAAGAGGAAATGCAAACTCTGGCATTTTTGGAAGATTACTCCAATTGCTTTGTGCATTTATTGATAAGCTCCAATGTAACCCAGCAAACGAAAATCCCTCAAAAATTAACTCTTGAGTTCTCTTATCTATTTGATCTTTCTTAACTATTAAAGCTTCTTCTATAGTATTTGCAAATCCTTCTGGTTTTTCATATATCATATATTTATTAATGATATTATTACTGTCATCTCTTTCTATAACAGTCCAAGAATCTTTACCATTACCTTGTAATTTATATGTATATTCTTTTGTCATATTATTCTACATAATAACTTATTTCGATATGCATGTTTGTTGGGTTTGTGGCCCATGTAGGAGTTAACAATTTACTAACCTGATAATCTCCTGCTGTTATAGGAATACTTAATCCTGTTATATTATAAACTTTTCCATTTGCAGTAGCACTAAATTGAATAGCATTACTTATTAGATAATCTGTTGTATCATTTATTCTACATGAAAGAGTTGCATTTTCTGTTGATCCATCAGTACCACCATTAATAATATATACTTGACAAGATGTTATTGTTCCTGCTTGATTTATATATTTTCTTCTGGCAGCACTTCCTAACCCAGCACTTGTTAATGTCATAGTACCTATAGAACCTAAATAATAAGTTGTAGCATCTGCTGGATTACTAGCTGTAGAATAATTCATTATTACATATCCTTTAACCCCTAAATTAGTTCTTGCAGTTCCAACATTAGCTACATCTGATAAATTAGATGCTTTATCTAATTTAAAAGCTAATTTAGCATCTGTATCATCTCTAACTTCTTGAATAGCAGATTGTGTATCAGTTGCAGCAATATCTCCATTAGGAGTAAATACTACATCAGATGCATTTCCAACTGAAAAGTTTTGAGCTTCAATTATATTATCAAATGTTAAATTTGACATATAAAGAGCTTTAACTCTTAAAATATATAATAATGCTACAGGAAAACTAGAAGGAGTACCAGAAAGAGTATAATTACCACTTGTATCAAAAGAAGTGACTGTAATTGGTGTACCACCTGAGGTTTTTGCAATTTGACCTGTTGGTTCCCCATTAATAATTGTCTCCACAACAGCATCATAGCCTTGAGGAAAATCATTAAGGAAGATAGTTGAGTTTGTTGGCTTTGTAATTGTGCCTGTTGAACTATTGATTGCCTCGTAGTATAAGATCTTAAACTCATTATTTTCTAAGTTTGTTATTCTTGTTTGATCAGCAGGGTCTGTTCCACCACCTCCAGATCCTCCTGATGGTTGTATAATGTTATCATAAATATTAGGTTTATTACTTATAATCATGATATGGTTTTAATTATTTATCTCTGAAATATTCTACATTTAATGATGTAGCTCCTGATTGTACTCTTATTATTTGAAAATTTACTAAATTTTGATAATCTAAAATATCTGCACTTGTTCCATTATATAATGGCATTCCTAATGCAGTTGTTATAGTTATTGCTTTAGATTGTAAGAATCTAGCTGCAATACCACTTGTATCTGCTGATTCTAATGTTATTTTAGCATAGGTTGCTCCAACTGGTACAGTTAAGTTTTTTATAGTACCATCTACAGTTATTTTCTCATATCCAATTGCTTTAGGGGAGTTTAAGGCTACTCTAACTAATTCTTTAAGATAACTTTTACTTTGATCTGAAAATGATGACATATTTTTATATTTTAATTATTTTATCTTGGGTGATATGTTCTAGTTCTATATAATCTACTTATTCCTGATGTAATAATTGGTGGTGTTACTAAATCATCTCTTAATGGGTGTGGATAAGTATAAGCTGTTCCTGAACCACTACTATCAGCATTAGTATAAGCATAAGCTGATAAGTGATAATCTCTATTATTTGCAAAAATTGAAGGTGTATAATTGTAAAAATTATAACAAACTCCATTTAGCAAATGTACATCATTATTCCAAAACCAGCTATCACCTAAATCTCCATTAGGAGTAGAAGCTCCTCCAGTTATTGCAGAAGGCTCACCAAATGTATATTTTTGTGGATATCCTGTATTACCATCAGCATACACATTTATTTTTTCTACTTGAACACCTGTACCAAACCTATAACCTTTAATGATATTATTATATACTGTAGCAAAAGATTCTTTAGTGAATATTGCTCTTTCTATTAAATCATCTTCATTAGTAGTTCCTCCAATTGGAACTTTAGCACTTGTATGGGTCCCATCATATCTATATTGGTTTATAATTTTATTGTTATAAGCTTCTATAGTATGTGTAGCAAAATAATTACCACTTCCTAATGTAGCAGGTGGTTCTCCTCTTCTTCCATGCCCATCTATAGCATGACATGATCTAAGATAAGTTACTATATTATCCTGTATATAATTATATCTAGCTACATATCTTCCACAACCTCCACCTGCAATTGAGTGTCTATGTAAATTAAATGTACAGTTTTCAATAAATAAAAAGTTATTTGTACCAAATTTAGGATTTGTAATCCATGATAAGTTTTGACCATATACTACAACTCCATATCCTAACCCTAATCCATCTGCTCCTTTAGCATTTCTTTCAAATTGGCACTTATATATTACACCTCTTGATACAGAATCCCAATGGTCATATCTTATAGCAGCATTACCAAAATATTTAAAAATACATCTAGTTACTTTAAAGTCTACTGATTTATTAAAATATAGACAATAATCAGCTGCTAATGATAATCCATCTGGTGCTGTTGAACCACCTCCATTAGCTGGATATCCATTATTACTTGGAATTTTACTTCTAAAATCAATATCTGATATAATAACACCATCTGTTGTTACAGAAGTTTGAGGAGAACCAGCCGGATCATTAAATTTAATCATTGCTACACTTGATAAACTTGCATCAGGTATGTCTTCATCTCTAGAAAGTATAGTAGTTGGTATTAAATCATATGTAAGGGCTGTTGTTTCTATATTATAATTTGAGGCAAAACCATTCCAGTTTACAATTGCAGGAGTAGCTCCTTTTAATGTAAATCTTTTAGTAGTAGTTATACTTCCAGTGTAAAGAAAAGAACCTGTTGGTAATATAATAGTATCACCAGTTGCAGCAGCTGCATTTATAGCTGTTTGCAAATTTGGTCTTATATCATTATAATTACCTGGATTTGTTACTGTTATTATAGCCATTATAATCCTGCTGCTAAATTATCTCTCACTGTTTTAAAGGTTGCATCATTCATGGATGAACTACCAAAAGCAACACATTGAATTGTATTATTATTTATAAAATAATTTGGTGTAATTGTAGGAGTTGCTGCATCATTCCAACAATAAACTAATAATTCAGAATTTGTTTTACCTGTAGTTGTAAAAGCACTTGTATCTAAAACAGTATTATTTCTTTTTAAAGAAACATTTGCTCCATCAGAAGTTGATACGCTAAATAATCCATCACCATTAGAATTTGCTGTTCCTGTATGGTTTGCACCATTTATCCTACCTAAGAATTGGTTTGAAGTATCTCTTGATCTAATCATTGTATTACCATTAGAAATACCTCCTAAAGCTCTACCATCATCTTGAACATCATCTTTAACATAACATAAAGCTTTACAGTTATTTTGAGTCCAATTTACTCCGTTTATATTTGGTGTATATTGAGTTCTTAAATATGTAGAATTAGCGAGCACTGCCGGAAATCCTATTTTACTGATAAAAGTAGATGCAAAATTAACAGGTATCATAGTATATGTCCCTGGATTCTTCCAATTTAATAAACTTTGTTGTTCAGTTACAAGCATAGGAAACCATATAGCATCTGCTGCTGCCCAAGATCCATCTGTGATTAAAAGACCTATTTGTGCGTCCACTAAATTTTTTTGAGCAGTGTTTAACTGTACGCTCATTGCAGCAAATAATGCTAATGATTCTGCTCTATAAGATGTGGCAACTGTGGTACTATATAAGCGAGTTCTAAAATTTCTTCCTCTCATTATGGGTTATAATCTATGTAAAGTTCAAGGTAAAATGTAGTACTATTAGCTGAAGGTGTGAAAATATCTTTGGTTAATAGGATAAGATTAAATTTAGTTCCGGTAGTTAGTTTATAAGGATAACCTATGTTATTTACGTTAGATTCTACTCCGGCACTTGTTCCCAAAACATTAGAGATAGTATCAAAATCTACTCTTATAATCCTATCCTTATTTACAGTATAACCTCCACCAAATCCCTGATTATCTGTTGATACATAACTGCCACTACCCGCATCAAAAATATTAAGGCTTAACCTTTTACCCACTATACCAGTATCGGTAGATAATAATTTTGCACCCACCAAATATCCACTGCTTTCAGCTGTAGTTAAAGAAGATGTTATATTATTTATATTATAGGTACCAGATCCTATCATATCCCCAATAGCATAGATATCAGTGTTAGCTGGCCTAGTTATTTCAAACGTTAATTTCTTTATAGAACCACTTATACTAACCCCATCATATCTGGGATTTAAGTCTCCTTGTAATACTACTTTAGCTCCAGTAGCACTGTCATGAACATCTGTTACAGCATCACCTGCTGTAAATGCTGTTGGAGCTGTTACATCAATGGCTTTACCACCTACTATTCCAGGTTTAGTATTAGTTAAAGGAGCATTGTCAACATCTAAAGCTTTAATCATGTTAGTCAGCATTCTTTTCATTAATGCTATTTGACTAAATGCTCCATTATCAGTAGTTGCAACTGCATCAGCTTTAGAACCTGTAGCTCCATCAGCACCATCTGCTAAAGTTACAGGAATTGATGATTGATTTGAAGCTAACACAACAGGAGCACTATTAGCCATTGTTGCTTGCCCGTTGGGGTTATTTGGATTATAACTCATTGTATCTATATTTTATATTATTATATTAAATTCCAAGCAGCACCATCATATTTTAATGTGTATGCTTGGTTATTACCATTTATTAAAATAGATGCTACTCCATCTATTAACTTACCATTACCTTGTATTGTTATATTAAAAGTTCCTGCATCTCCTTTTTTATCTTTTATAACAACATAATTATTTGCTGTTGGTGCAGCTGGTAAATTTATTGTTTTTGATGTTGAATTAGAAGCATTTACAAAATAAAATAATGTAGATACATCAGGCAAAGTTTGTGTTGACCAAGCTGCTGTAAATACAATTGTTACTGGAACTAAATTAGTTAAATCAGAAGTTTGTAAATTAGTAGCAGTTAAATTACTATTAACATCAGTACCTATTATTCTATTAGCTGTTAAAGATGGTGTATTTATAGTAGGTGCTGAAAGTATTATTTTAGCAGTATGTAAAATGTTAGTACTATTTACATCCAATACTACATACCCTATTGCCCCTAAACCATTATTCCAATAAAATTGATGTTGTGCTAATTTTTGATATACTCCAGATCCAGCTCCACTTCCATTAACTGTTCTAAAAGCATTATTATTATTTTCTACTTGTAAGTAAGCTAAGCCATCTACACTACTTGCTTTTATAATATTACCATCTTGAAATATTCTTGAATCTCCTAATGTTTTAGCTCCTGTAGCAACAGGTAAATAACCAAGTGTTAAATTACCATTAATTGTAACACTTGCTAAAAAATTAGCTATATCAGTTGGAGTAGTATAACAAGTAGAACCAGCAATACCAAATGGTGATTTGTCTAAAGGTATTCTTTCATTTCCAACTAAACTTGGAGCAACTGGTAATTGATATATTGGACTATCTGCCATTATTATTTAAATTTTATAGTATTATTATTCTAAAATTATCTGATTGTAAAATATAATCTCCAGAATCATTTAATAGATAACTATTTAAATCTGGTGGCATTATTATTTCTGTTTCAGTTTCATATTCAAAATTAATTGGTTGGAAACACAATCCTGTTAATTTTGATATATTATCTGAAATTATTTGTACTTCATTCTCTGTTAAACAGTTATTACTTGAATTAGGTTTATAGTTTTTTAATATATTTATATAACCGTTTAATAAAAGTAATTTATTTAAATTAGAGTCACAACATTTTATACCATATTTTAAATTATTAGAATAAGCATTTGCTAATTCAGCATATTTACATATAGATAATTGTATTCTTACTAATAAATCTGTTTCATTAAAATATAACATATTTTATACTCCTACTTGTTGAGCTATTATACTTGTTTGTGAATAATAACATCCTGCTCCTTCATCATTAAAATTACTAACATATAATAATGATACTTTTAATGTATCTCCTGCTGTTAATGATAAAAATCTACATAATTTAGGACTTACTATAAGTGCTCCTGCTAAATTTCTAATTCCATATTTAGAAGATTCTCCTATGTAACTATTATTTTTTAATAAATGTACGAATACATAACCAGCACCTGATCTAGCTGTATTATAATACATGGTTAATACATCTATATCTACATTCACTATATATTTACCTGTAACTCCAATATTAATTGTTGCCTCATAAGTATATGATGTATTTGTACCATCTACTCCCTCAGCACCATCTCCTAAAGAAGATTTAGCTTGATAATATACAAATCCTGCTCCTGCTGGACCTTGTGGGCCAGTAGGCCCTGGAGGACCCCCTGGACCTTGTGGTCCTTGAGGTCCTGTTGCACCAGTATTTCCTTGTGGACCAGTTAATCCTACAGCACCAGCTGGACCAGTTAAACCTTGAATTCCTTGAGGTCCTTGTGGACCAGTAGGTCCAGGTACACCTTGAATGCCTGGTGGTCCTATAGGACCAATTGGTAATTTAGTTGAATTATTTCCGCAACACATTTATATAATGATATTTAACATTTACATTTTTTATTTTTACATAACTTGTTAATAACAGATAATATGTTATTAAATTGAGATATGTTACCACATTCAGCTGCACATATTAATCCTTGTAATAATGCATAAGCTTTATTGTATTCTTCTAATTTATGATCTATACATTTACAGTCTATATCTATATCTTTTAACATACTTGATACACAACATGATACATTACAATAAAAACCTTGATAATTTGTTGCTGAATAGGATACACCTGATGTTTTATTTTCTCTTACAGTATATACAATCTTGTATAGATTGTCTGGTAAATCTACTGTAAATTTTTTACTATAAAGTGTATTTATGGTAGGAAAATCAGGTTGTATTTCTATTAGTTTTATTGAAGTACCATTAGTATCAAAAAACTCTAATTGAGCATAAAGAAAAGTATCCACATCTGGATTTATAGTACTAAATTGTGTACCCCATCCAGTTGGATTACTTGTTATTTCATATAAACCTGTTGTTTCAGTAAATTCTATAGTTGAACAGTCACTTTGACAAATATTAAAACTTAATTGTAACATGTTTTTATTATAGATTATAATTTATAAAAATAAAGGGTACTTTTTTATATAGGAAAAGTTAAAGGAAGGAAACAAAAACCTATTAAAAAGTACCCTATTTGATTGTATATAATACCCTTCCAAGTATTATAATATTATAAAGCTAAGTTTGCTGGTGCTAATGGTGTACTTGTCATCCAAGCATTCAAAATTGCTTTTATCTGAGTTCCCTCAGTTGATAATGAGTTTGTAGCTCCACCTGCATTAATTGCTGGTGTTGCAATCAAAACTACTTTTCTTGCAAATTGTCCTATATTAGCTCCTGGAGTTGTTACTAAATCTGTGAATTCAATATTGTAAAGATCATATTGAAAACCTTTAGTAATTGCAACACCTGCTGCTCCTGCTGCAACATAAGGAACTGTTAGATAAGCAGTTGTTACTGCTCCTGGTGCTCCTACTGTGTATTTTACTTCATATTGAACTCCTGCCAAAGTAATTTTATCACCTGCAAGGATATTAGTTGTTGCTGTATCTACAGTTGCAGAGAAAACAACTTTATCATCACCTTGAACAGTTGTAGCTGTTGGAACAATTGCTCCAGAGAAAATATAACTAGAAGAAGCTAAATAAGATTGAACTGGTATTGGCCATAATCTTCTATTTAATACTCCTTCATATTGAAGATCTTTGTTTTCTTCATTAAAAATTTGAGCATAATTTCCAATTCCAGGATCAATTCCTTGAATTTGTGCAGATGCTGTTGAACCAAATCCAATATTATCATCAAGAAATACTTGAAAATTTACTTGATTAAATAGATATTGATTAGTACTTTGAGCTACATCTAATCCCCAGATTTCAACTCCAAAGTTAGCTGCACCTGTAAGTCCATATACTCCAGTACCATCACCTACTTTAACAGCTGCAATTTGTTTTTTAGTAGATGCTCCAAAAGCTGAATTATTAATCCCTGCTACAATTTGATCTGCAATATTAGATTGAGATGCTGCAACTGCAGATTTAAAATTTACTGATAATACTTCTGGTCTGACAGAATACATTACTTTATCATTTACAAATCTAATTGTAAATTTATAATCTGTATCATTATTTACTATAATTGAACCTGTTGATAGAGCTCTATTATATCCAATAGCATGTACTTTTCTTGTTGGTGCTGCATATGATTGACCTCTATAACCAGTTACATTAACACCAGCAATTCTCATTGATTTTTTCAAATCTCCATTGGCTAGTTTACTAAATAATTGGATTACAGATCCACCTGCAGTGGAAATTGTATCATTTCCAGCTGGATCTAATGCTTGCATATCAGAACCAAAGATTCCTAGTCCTGGAACTGCTGCAGCAGAAATTACTGTGTTATTAGCAGGTAGTGAACTTGTACCATTACCTATGAATATTTGAGTTACTTTTGTTGTATTCATTAATTTTGTTTTTTATTGTATTATTTATTTATATATAAAATATTAAGATATTCTAAAAATTTTAGCTGCTGTAGGAGATGTAAAAATTAATCTAAATGTTCCTATTGAGTTTGCTGTAGAAACTGTTAGAGCAGCTCCACCTGTTATTGCTGGAGTATTTACTGTGATACTACCATCTAACACTAAAGTTACTGTATTAGCTCCTGCTGAGTTATCTATCATAAAATCAAATGATGTACCTCTTACAGCTCCTAAAGCAGTTGCTAAAGCAGTTGCTGTTGGAGTAGTTATTGATGTTGCAGCAGCAGATGTAGATGTGATATATCCAGATAAAATCTGATCTACTGTTGCAGTTGCTGTAGCATTTATTGCTACAGGAGCTGGTCTTCTAATTATAATACCATTTAATATAGTACTATCTAATAGATTAGCTATTTGTTTTATTATTGTGTATTGAGTCTTAGGGAAAGCTTGTATTGATGGTGCTCCTAATGCTCTATTGATTAAGTTTGTAATTGCCATTATTCTTCTTGATTTTTAATTATTTGATCAAATGTTCTTGTTCTTAAGGATTCTAAAGTTTCTAATGCTATTGATACTGCATCATTAACTATTTCTTGGTGAGTATGTTCTGATAACTCACATGTACTATTATTAATTAATGATATTCTTCTTGGTTCCTTTATATATCTTATATGATATAAATTTATTGTTACATTAGGAGCATGTATTAATTCTGTAAATCCTTCTGCCATTAATCTTAATACTTTTTGTGTATTTGGCTTTTCAAATGGATTGGATATTATAGTATTAAAATTATCATGTTTTATAGCTTTAACATTTACTTTTTCAGTAACTGGAATATTATGACAGTTATTATAAGTTATTGTAGCTCTTTCCTGTACTGTAAACCAATAATCATCTGGCAAATCTACAAATTGAGCATTTATATCAATATTTGATTGTGTATTAGGAGATGGTGTTATATTTTCAATTTTTACTAATCTTTTTAAATCATCTGTTCTTTTTTGTATTTCTTCAAATGATTGTCTTTTAGTATTATTAGTACCATATCTTTGCTTAACAAATCTATCTTGAGCTTTATTTAATAGAAAATCTATTTCTTCTGGTAAGATATTTGGATAGTTTACACTATCCAATTTATCAAATTCTATTTTAAAAGCCTGATGCATATCCAGCACAGTCATTATTTACCTTTCTTAGCTTGTTTTACTTCATTCTCAACAGCTATTTTCATAGACTGATTTTTTATGTCTTTAAAATAAGCAATTACTGAGTCTATTGTACTTCCTAATATTTCATTTTCAAATGAATAATAGTTTCCTTTTTTCTTAACTCTTCCAGATTCTAACATTTCTTCAATTGATATTCTTAATGTTATATCAGCATCATTAGCCAATGTTAAGAATTTCTTAGGATCTTTATCTATCTCTTTATATAGCTCTGTTTTAATAATCTTATCAGATAAGTTATCAACTCCTCTCTTACCATATAATCTTAGATAACCTTTTTTCTCATCTGTAGTAAGATTGTTGAATTTCTCAAATGCATCAAATTTAGCATCAATTATTAATTCTTCAACTTTAGCTTTAGCTTCTACATCTTCAATATAGAATTGTGCTTGTGGATTTTTAAGCTTTTCTAGATCACTATTAGCTACTGTACTTCTTTCTAATAAAGTTCTATATTTTAATTCATCTAAAACAGATACAATCTCAATATAAGTAGTTTTATCTTTGTTCAATCTTATAGGTAAATTACCCCAAAATTCAGTATTTCTTTTATTTAATGTTCCTGGTGTTAGATTTAGAGCTTTCTCAAATTCTGTCTCTTCAGCTACAGTTAAACCTGTTTTATAGGTTCCACTATTAGCATCAATTTGAGCTCCTTGAAATACTACTGAAGTTCCAGCATGTGCTGCAATTCCAGAGAATTGTGGTCTAACTATAGGTTTAATAACTATTTGTCTTTGTTTAATTTCCATTGTGTATTTTCCTTTATAATTTTATTTTTATTTAATATAATAATATAAAAGAAGTAAGCTCCTAATTCGAGATAAGAGCTTACTTATTTATATATGTTTATTGAATGTTTGCTACATCTAAAAGTAACATTGCAGCATCTGTAGGATCTTTTAACATGATACCACATTCAGTCATAATATGGAATTCATATCCATCTACTGCTGATGCTGAAGTTCCATTCTTTTTAGGGCCATAAGGACCATATAGACCTTCTACATATGTAGATACTGTTTCTCTACCTTTAGTATAAACTTTCATAATATTAGGCTCACCTTTAGAGTAAGATTTAAAGTTTAGGAAAGTTGCTTTATAAGATTCAACTGGTTTCCCTGTTTGAGGATGTAACTGTCTATTTCTAAAAGTATCATTATATGGTAGATATTGTTTTAGTTCAATAGTATCACCATTTAAACCTACATATCTCATAAATTGACCACCTAATTCTAGATTTTGTCCAGATCCTTTGACAAAAGTATTATCAACTAGAGTGAATTTAGCTGCAGATGATTTCATTGCTTGATCAAATAGAGCCATAAATTGTCTTCCACATAGAGCTACATAAGTTCTTGGACCATCTTCTGTACCATTGTATGATAAATCATCCATAAAATCTCTAATAAATTGCTCTGTTAGAGTTGTGTAATATCTCTTGTTAGATGCTGAAATTTGTTGTTCTAATCCAGATCCTAAGAATAGAGGATTGCCAGATGGACCTTTCATATCAGTAGTACCATTTGCTTTAACATTTGTTTTACCAAACATTAACATGATTTCTACCTCATCCATCCACTGACCCCAGAATTCCCATTCTGCATATTTAACCCAAGTTGATGCCATTTCTGTACCATCTGGATTCATCAATTGAATAGTAAGAACTTTATCATGAGCTGCACCTGTGATAGAATACATCTTTCTTAGTGTAGACATATAATTTTCTAACAATAGTGGAGTTACATAATGAGTCTCACCAGAAGTTCTAGAATGATCATTTTCTACAGCATTAAAGTCTTTAGAAAGCTCTTTTCCAACTTGTAATAAAGATGATGGGATAAAATCTGTTTGGTTATTAGTAACTAGTTCTAATGTCAAGATAAAGTCATTACCATCTTGTACTACTTCACTTGCTACTCTCAATGAATAAGAGTTATCATCTGGTACTAGAATATCTCCTTGAGTAAACCATTTTTCACCAACTCCTACTTTAAAAGTTGATCCAGCTACACCAGGGTTAGCTGCTGCATCAAATACAGCTCTAGTAATAGCAATAGCTTTTTTACTATCTCCCATTACTGGCCATCTGTAAATAATGTCATTAAATTCTTTAGATTTACCAACTCCACCTGTCAAATATGATAGAGCATTTTTATAACCATTTTGTTTGTTATAAATTCTGGTTACTACTTGAGTAGCCATTTCAGGCTCTACAAGGAAGAAAGTTCTCAAGTGAGTTGCTTGAGTCAATCCTGAATGCCAGTTAGTTGTGTTTATTTGTAAGTTACTAAAATCCATTTTTTATTATTATTTTAAATTTATATAATTTTGTTGTTTTTGTTGTTTTTGTTATAATGCTGCTTTAAAGTTTGAGAATGGGTTTGTTTCATCTTTAGATTTATCTGGTATTGTTGTTCCAGATTTCATTTTAGATCTATTATCTGAATAGTTACCCAATTTAGATGTTAATTTTGATACTGCTTTTGTTTTAACTTGAGATTCTAATGAATCTTTATTCCATTTATTCATTTGTAGAAAAGCAAATAAATATCTAGGATCATTAGAATTACCTTCAATTTGATATTGTGTTAATCCATTTTTCTTGTCAACTATTTTAGTCATATAGTTCCAAGTATCATTTTTCATTTTTTCTGTAAATTTAAATCCACAGATTTCATCTTTTTCAAATAGACCTTTTTTAAATTCTGCCCATTCAGAAGCTCTTCTCTCCTCTTCTTTTTTAGCATATTCTTTTTGAGACTCTATCAATAATTTCTTTTGATCTTTCTCATACTTTTGAAGTTTCTTAAGAATTATTTCTGATTTCTTTTCTAGTTTACCTAGATCTTTTAAATCATTTAATTCTTCTTCAATTTCTTCTTCAGTATATTCTTCTAATGCTAATCCTTCTCTGATTATATATTCTCTATCTTCATCAGATTCCATTTTAAATTCTTCAAATGAAACTTCAGAATTATAATAGTATTTATGAAAATCTGATGGTTTACCACCATTTTCTACATAATCTAAGAATTCTTGAACTTCTTGTGGTTTTGAAGATTTGTAACCTTCTATACCATTTTTAACAGTTTTTGCTACTACTTCATATAAATCATCTTCTGATTTAATTTGAGAAGTATCTTCAATATCAAGGATACCTTGATCTCTTAATCCTGTTGCAAAGACTTGAAGAACTGATTCAGTGTCCTCAGTTTCTTCTTTTTCTTCAATAGTACTAGGAGTATCTACTTCAGTTTCTTCTATTTCCTTTGCTTTTTCTTTTTTCTTAGCTTCTTTTTCTTTAGCAATTCTATCAATTTCTTCTAAAGATTTTCTTTCAGCTTCTATTTGTTCTGGAGTTAAAGAGACTTCTTGATTTTCTTCTGTTTCAGAAGTTTTCTCTTTAGTCTTATTAACCTTCTTAGGAACAGTTTGATCAATAAACTTAAAATTTCCAAATAAGTTTTCATCCAGTTCCTCTTGTTTTTCTTTTTGTTTTGTCATGATAATTTGTTTTCCTTTTGGTCCTTTTTAATAATATACTAATTTTATTTATTATAACCAACTTATTTAAATAATTAAACTTAAATTATATAGCTGTTTTTATTTTTTCTTGGTACTTTTTGGTTTAGCTTTAGATTTAGCTATTGCAGCTCTAACCTTCATAGCTTCTAATTGTATTTTTTTATTAGCCATTTTTTCATCAAGTTTTGCTTTTTTATTTGCTAATTCTATTTGATTCTTGTTTTGAATCTTAATCTGCTCAATCTTCTTGTTTTCAATATCCAATTTATTTTTAAATTCATTTTCTTTAATGGCTAACTCTTTCTCTTTTAAAGCTTTATCTCCTCTTTGCTTATTTTCTGCTAAATAATGTTTCATGTTTATATCTTGAGTTTTTAAAGCATGATCAGCTATTTCCATTGGATCAGGAATACCATCTTGATCTAGATCTTCTGATGTATTTTGGAAATAATTAGCTAGTTCTTGAACTTGGATTTTAGTAGCATTATTCTGATCTGCTATGTATACATCCTTTTCTCTATCTAATTGTTTCTCATTAGACTCATGATCCCATACTCTTTGCTCATGTTCAGCTTGTAATTGCTGTAACTCTTTAGCATGTTCTTGTTCAGATTTTTGTTGTTCTTCTTGTCTCTTATAGAAATTCTCTTCAGATCTTCTTAATGTATTAACTATATCTTTTGGACTATCATTTAAGATTGTGTCAATAATAGTTGATAAATCAGCTTTTTGTTGTTCTAATGCCACTTGAGCTAATTGATCTAATTTAGCTTTAATTTCTCTATCTTTAGACATGTTAGATACAAATACTGAGAAATCTGAGTTTTCAAACTCAAACTCTTTTAATTCAAGCATTTCAATTCCTAAATCATCATTTACAAATTGCATTACTTTACCATTTCTCCAAGCTATTTTTGCTACTTCAATTAAGGCAGTATATACTCTTTTTTTAACTTCTGAATGTGCTTCAAATAAATATTCAGTGATAACTGAAGATTGTTCAATAGATTTTTCAACATTACCAACAAGTTCTTTATTACTGATAGAAGCCATTCTTTGAGGAGATACTCCAGATACAGTATATATTTGTTGTTTAATATAATCTAAGTAATTAATATACTGTTGAATAGAATTAGCTAGAGATAAATCTATAGCTTGAAATTGATTAAATGTTGCTAGTTTTTGTTGATGAGCTCCTTTCTTACTTTCTTCAAAAGAGTTAACAAAACCTATTTTAAGCTCTTTAAGATAATAAATCCATTTTTCAATATCTATACCTTCTGATGTAGGAATCTGTGCCAAATCCATTAAAAACACCTTTCCTTGATCTGAAGCAAATGCTAATTCTAATCTAAATGCTATAATGTCATATAGATATTGATATGGTTTTAATCTGTCTACTAAAGATACTGATCTTGAGTTAGTTGCTTCATATATGAATCCTGAATATCCTAATTTAGAATAAAATGGATTATCCATCTTTCTTCTTTGATTTGGTTTAGGTCTTATTCCTACATATATATCACTTCCTATTTTAGTTCCTTCCCATGCTTCATTAATCCAGTACCATTCTACTGTAGCATCTGGATACTGTATTTTAAATTCATTTTCAATTGGAGAGAATGTTTCATCAACTAATTCTTGAATTAGTTCTCCTGTTTGTGGATTAGTATAGGATAGATTTCCTACTTTTTTTAAACTAAACCATTCTACTCTAACTACTCTTAGTGATGTATTATTATTGCTTGAATTTAATGGTGTTGTAGTTGTCTTGTTACTTAGATTAAATACTATATCATCTGTACCTGTATTTGATGTACCAATGTAACCTGATTTAGCCATCTGAATTAATTTGTTTAAATCAGCTTGATCTATATCATCTCCATACTCATCTAATATAGAGGGTATTGATAACATTCTTTGTTCTACTACAGCTATAGCATCATCTATAAAGTTAGAATCATCATCTAATATTACTGTTATATTTAATGGGTTAACTTTTCTTAATGCTGGTTCTCCATTTAATATACCAACCCAATATATCTCTTCACCTGCTATTAAAGCATCTTTAAATCCTTGAGTAAAGTTCCATTTAGTATTTAATTTCTTTTTAAGAATCTTAAGTATTTTATTAGCTTTTTTCTCAATCATATCAGAAGGAGAATAGGATTCTGCTTTTAATACTTGTTCTGGAGTTTGTGGAGGATTGTTAGGATCTATTGTAGATGGATCTATAGCTCCCATTAGATCTTGTTCTAATGATTGTAAGATTTTTTGTTTTAAATCTTTTACTTTTCTATTAATATCATCTTCAGCTTCAGATATAACCAGATGAGAATCTGGTCTAGATATTTCATCTCCTATTAATAATCTTAATGGTTCTGATATATTATCATAATGTTGAAATCTATCAGCCCAAGTATTACCTGTGTAACCTAAAGGATCACATATCTTTTGTACATCAGCTTGATTAACTTGACCATTATAAAGATCATAATTAATCATTTTTCTAACTCTGTTAGATCTTGTTGTTGTTGAATCAACATTTTTAGAGTTTATAAAATAATCTATTGTGTCTCTTCTCCACTTATCTCCTTTTTTATTTATTGATAGTTTTTGAGCTGGTAGACCAGATGTATTATTGCTTAATGATTCTATTGTATTTTTATTATCCATTAATTGAATATGTTAAATCTTTTTTGAGGTATTGTTTTCTTCTCCCATAATCCTTTTAGGAATTTATCATTACTAAAGTTAGTAGGAGAGTTTCTTATATTGTCTAAATGTATTTTATGAAGTTCTTTTGTTTGTAATATACATAACATAAAGGCTACAACTCTATCATAGTTACCTTCTATATCATATGCTATTAATTCTTTTAATAAAGCTATAGATTTAATAGTATGAAGATTTAATATCTTTTTACCATCTATTTCCTCTCTTTCAGTGTATAGCCAATCTTTTAGATATTGTTCACATTGATCTTTTATTCCAGATGCACCATTTTGTCCTCTTTGCATATGTATACCATATCCTCTTGATACTTTAGAATCTCTTACTATATCTTTTATAATTTGTGGTTGTTCCCACATGTAATGTAAGGAATTCTTTTGTTCAAAGTATCCTTTCATGTTTTTTAAGTTGTTTTCATATAGTACTTTACAGTTGTAATATATACATAGTCTTCTACAACTCTCATAGAATTGATCTGCAAATTGAGGTCTTCCTGTTACTTCAGCAACTATTATATCATGAGATGATCCAGCTTTTAAGAATCTTTTATATATAAAAAATGATCCTAATGAACCTACTCCAGATTTATCATGATCATATGGGTCACATCCTGCAACATATAATGAATATGGTACTTCATCATTAAATTTCTCAGGTCTTTCAAATATAGCTATACAACCTGTATTATCTTCATCTTTCTTTAATGGGAATGAAGTTATATAAGTTTTATTGGCATTAGGTTGAAATTCCAGTTGATTATTCTCTTTAAAGACAAGTTCTCCAATTTCTATAGTGTCTTGTATTGATTTGGTAGTTTCTACTTTAGATAACCATTCTAACATTTCTGGTGATGCAAATATAGCTCCTTTATCTCTTAGGAAAGCTTCTTTCCAGGTTAGGGGATATTGTGTTATTTTGGAATGTAAGGCTCTTGGATCTAATCCCCCTTTAGCTAAATGTCTTTCATACATTATATCATCTGTAGCAGCTTCCTCATTAGAATTACCATCTTTATCTAGCATTGGTTGTTTATACCATTTAGATTCTGGATTTTTACATATACCAGCTCTTCCTCTGGCTGCTGTAGAAAAATAACATATAGATTTTTGTGGATTCTCTGGATCTGGAAATTCTAACATCTCATATTTTCTTGGTTCTACAAACATTTCATAGAAATATTTAGATCCTGAATCCATATCTCCAGATGATCCAAATATAATAGCTACTCCTGTAAAAGTAGATCCATCTTTAATTAGAGGTTCAGTGTATCCATATGTGGATGTTATATTAGGAAATACACCAGCCTCATCCAGAATTAGTTTTGATGCTGATTTACCAACTGCAGCTGTAGGATTATCTTTAAAGGATATTGTTCTTATTTGAGATTTATAACCTTTCCATACTTTTACTCCTCCAACTTCAGCTTGATATCTAGCCATTACATGATCCTTTAAATCTGGATTTCTTTGTTTTCTAAACTCTGTATTAGAATTAGCCCAGTTTAAATTATCTATTGCAAACTGCATAGTAGTTAATCCAAATGATGATAGAAATGTTCCTATTAAGGATGAAGATCCTGGAAAGAATAAAAACTCCCATGAACATATGGATGCTGCTTTATAAGACCATCCTTGTCTTCTTCCTTTAACTGCTAATAGACATTTCTCATTATCTTCACAGTATTTTATCATATGATAATAATCATAATCTAAATCCATAAATAATGGAAATATCTCTGTTTTCTTTCCTAGTTCTGGATCATGTCCAGATATTCTACAGAAGTTTAAATAATAAAAATGATTACCTGTTATTGTTATTCCTTTAGAATTGGTAAATCCATTTATACACTTATCTCTAACATCTTCCCAGAATAGTTTATATTCATATGTTCCTGGTAAGAGATTAGTATATGTTTCATGTTCTTTATAGAACTCAGCTAAATATGAGAACTCATGTGAATTTTCAAACTTTTTTACTGGTGGAACATAAGGATTATTGCTTGGCATTATTAATTATGTTTTATTTGTCTTCAAAAATTCCAACTACTGCTCCACCTCTTACTTTAGTTCCAGTACCTTCTTCAGATTGAGCTGCTTTTCTAGCATCTTTCATAGCTTGAACTAATTTAGGTAATGCTACTACAGCATCACTAATTCTTTTAATATCAGTCTCACTAACTTCACTTAGGTCTACTTCTCTATAGTATTTTTCCATTCTATATACTGCTACTTGTGCACCATCAACTAATCTTTCTTCTGGTGTAGTATATAATTCTCTATATTTAGAACATCCATCTGTTATATCTTTAGATATTTTATAAGACTTATCTTTTAATATATCTGTTGCTATATGCTTAGCTCTTATATCTTCTGGATAGTTTTTATAGTATGGTGATTCTGTATCTGAATAAAACCATATAAACTTTATCTTTTCAGTAGCTATCTTTTTAGATTCTGTTTTATCAGATTTCCATATTTCTTCAAATGGAGAAATACAGAGTGCTTCTGGTTTAATAATTAGTTTAGAATCTACTACATCAAATATCTTGTTAGTCATTATAATATTGTTTGTCTAGCTACTATATTAATCATTAATGACATATCCATTAATAATTTATGCTGTAAGATTAAATGCTCTTTTTCTTTTTCATTTAATTCATCTAGAGATACTGTAGTAGCTACTGTATATATTGATTCTTTAACTTCCTCATCTGTTCCAAGTTTATAATATTTACCGTTAGCTCTTAGTTCTGAATGTAATGGTATATTATATAATTGTTTATCTACTTGTGGTTCTTTAACTTCTTCCATTTAATTTTATTTTAATATTTTTTCTATTTTTGAATATAATGTACCTATTAGGTATGCATATGGTTCATTTGGAGAATCTTTTATAAACTGTACATCTTTATATTCCAGTATATCTTGAGTAAGGTGGAATAATTCATGAACTAATGTTTCTTTAATGTTTCTGTTCTTCTTGACTATTACTACAAAGTGTTGTTCTGAATTTATATTTTCTGATAGTTGTAGTCCATGAATATAGTCCCATCCTTTATATTCTCTTGTATCAAATCCTTTAGATTTTAAATGCTTTATAACTTCTCTCCATGTGTTTTTAAAAACTATAAAAGTAACTTTAGATCCATATACAGGTACTGTAAATTCTATTATGTCTAGTACCTTTGATGCTTTCATTTTGCAAAGCCTTTCACCTCAATATGCTTATTTAATTTAGTTAACTCTTCAAACTTATGATTTACTTTATAGTATTTGTCATTGTCTATTATTAGACAGTATTTCTTAACTACTTTAGCTGTTCTAGGATTGATGTATTGCTCTAACATTATCTTAGTACTATCAAACTGTTTTAAATACTCTATGTCTTTCTTTATTAGTTTAGTTTGTCCATTTTCATCTGGATCACTATAAAGATCAGTTAATACTTTCAGGGTTATCAGCATTTGCATCTCTCCTATTCTTTAGATATTGATTACTGTATCTTTTATTTTGTATAAACTTACCAAGATATATTAAAGCAACTCCTTCCATTTTACCATCTTCATTCTTTCCAGATTGCATAGTTTCTAATAAGAATTTCCAAGGTATTCTGGATACTTGATTTATTTGATGTATTGAATATTTCTTATCAAATTTCTCATGTACTCTTTTAGATATATCATCAATTGACATTTTCTTCTAAGTTTATAGTCTTTATTATTAATTCATTTGAATCTATTAATTCTTCTATTTGATATGAGAATTCTGGATGTGATTTAGAATAGAATAGTAAATGACCATTTATTCTGTTTGATACATCTGATAGTAACTCATCATTTAATTTTATATTTGAAATTGCTATTCTAATTGACATTTATTTTTATGATGATTTCCTGATCTTTAGATGCCTCTACTATCTTATCTGATAGTTTATTATTGATAATAATGCCTTTATTTCTAAGCTTTAATAAGTAGTTATTTAGACCATAGTTGTCTATATCTATACTATCCATTATAGTCTTTCTAGCAGCTTTATTAAGCTCTGTTATATTATTATCTATAATGGTTACTATTATATCTAATTCTCTTTTGCTGAGTTTTAGGAAACAGTTTATTATTGATAATGCTGCTCTAGTATGTTTTGATTTATTTATGGATATTGGATATTCCATTTTAATTATAATTTTTATTGTTATAGGATATAAAGATCCTCTATAATAAATATACTTATAATTTATTATATTTCCAACTTAATATTCAAATATATTTATTATATTTAAATATTAATTAAAGATTATAAAAGACCCCTTTCAATTCCTGTATAGGAATCTAAGAACTGATATAATCAGTTTTAACTTAATATATTATTATAGCTGTACGTCTTACACCTATCAGGGAGGCCTACTTTATATCCTTAATTCCCTGTCTATAATAATTTTATATTAAATCATTCTTTGCTCTAGAGTGGAAACCAATTTCACTATCATAAGTTAATTAACTTGAAGCTACTTTCACAACCCTCTTTTTGACCCAAAGTATAAGTGAGCATTCTAAATATAGTGAATTAAATTGATATTTGCAACTTAATTCACTATAATTTTATATTTTATTTATTTTCTTCTGTATCTTCTTGAATTTCATCTCCATATAATCTTCTCATAGCTGCTCTAACATTCTTTATATTCTCTTCTTCTGTGAAGATAGGTAATTCTGAATTAGATATATCTACACTTGTAATTGGAGCATCATATATAGCATTAAACTTAGAGAAATAAGCTTTAGATTCCATGTATTTATTATATGCTTCTTGATCTATTTGGTTATTAGAACTATCAAAATTAGCTTTATTATTATCTTCCTTTAAATTTTCATTATTCATTTTATCTAGTTATTAGTTTCTTTATTATCTACTTCAGTTGTTTGCTTAATTGCAGTCTCTAGTTTTCTCATTCCTAATTCTATATAGTTTATATGAGATTCTAGATCATCTGGTCTTATATAATCATTATAATGCTGTCTATGTACTCCAGGTTTTAAATGTATTCCTAATTCATCTATATGAAGTATTTCATCATCATAAAACCTTTTACTCATTGTTTTTAATCTTTCTGACATATACTATATTATTTTATACATTAATCCTTTTTTACAAGGTACTGGTGTTATTCTTGAATTATCTGGTATATTGTTTAATGATATGAATTTACCCTTTTTATCTTTGTAATATACTCTTATTTTTAATATATTCATTTTCATGTTAATATGTTATTTCAAATAATATCTCTATCTCTTTACAGTAGTCATGGAAGTCTATATAGTTTGTATCTCCATATTTCTTCATATCTTGTTTGTATAGATCTTTTACTTCTTCTAAGGTTATTTTAGGTTTTTCTAGTGTTTTATTCATTATTTCAAAAATTTTAATTTATAAATTGTTGATTTAGTTAATGTTATAGATTCATCTATTATATTTTGAATATCTGAATCATTTTTATCAAAACATTTATATCTCTCTTCTTTTAAGAATGTTAAGAAAGATTGTAAATATGATACTGGATCATTGTCTTCTAATATATTACCTGGTTTATAACCTTTTATAATTAATGATTTACCTCCTTGAAAGGATTCTACAATATCATCTGCAAAGCCTGTTATATCATCATAAAACTCATTTAAAGCTTTATGTGCTGCATATGATGTTGTTTGTAGGTGGTAAACATGTGTTTGTATTCTACTTTCAAAGAATTTACTTATAAATTTTGCTGGTGTTGGTAGTTCTTTATTACTTGTTATCATTATATTTCTTATATCTGTGTTTATTTATAGCTTAAATTTGTAAAAACTAGTACAAAATTACAAAATCTTTTTCATGTACACAACTTATTTTTAATTTTT